GGTGCCGGAGAGAAAGGAGAAAAATGTGCTCAACAGCAAAGTGTATATAAAAAAGTGTATTATCTGCGGAAAAACCTATGAATCAATATCAGCAAGAGCACTTACCTGTGGAAAACCGTGCAGAAATGAGTACCACAGAAGAAAAGACAGAGAGAAAAGAAGCGTAAAAACATGTAGAAACAGTACATTAGATGATGTTTTAAGAAAAGCAAGAGAAGCCGGGATGAGCTACGGAAAGTATGTAGCGACGGTAGAGAGGATAGCAAAATGAAAAAGAAGGATGTATTGGAATTAAAAAGAAGATTAACGAAGAATGACTGCACATTTTCCCGTATTTGCGGCTGTTATGTAGACGGGGATGGAAACATTGTGACAATGTTCGGAGAGACATTTTTAAACCTGCCGGATGAAGAATTTTATAAATATCTGGATATTGCAAAAGGAATCTTTAAGGGAAAACTGAAAGACAACATGTTGAATCTGGAACTTTCGGAAGAGGCAAAAGAAGAAAACGACATGCAGCAGTTCCTGCTTGCGATAAGAGACAGCGGTTTAAAAGACGAGAATCTGCTGGAAACATTTTATGACAGAGTGATTGATAATTATGATCATGTCGGAAACTATCTGATCCTGCTTTACGTGATGCTTATGACGTTATTACATATACCTCAGACAATAACAAGATAGACGAGTCAGAGGATGTGTATGAATATCTGCTCTGTGCGATTTGCCCGGTAAATCTGACAGCTCAAGGACTGGCATACAGCGAGGAGGAGAACAGGATTATAAACAGGATCAGGGATGCGGTAGTCGGAGCACCAGATACAGGATTTATATTTCCGGCATTTACAGACCGCGAGGAAGACAGGGATGCAATGCTCTTTTATACAAGAGACACGAAAGCACCACATCAGGAATTTGCACGGGCGATGGGATGCATTGAACAGACAACGGCAACGGAGCAGAGAGAAGCATTAAAGACGATCATCACGGATATTCTTGGGGATAGTGACGAAGGAATCAGAATGTATGAGAATTTTCATAGAATCCTGGATGAAAAACTGGAAGAGGAAGCAAAGAAAGAACTGGAACGGGCAGAACAGCAGAAATTAACACTTGGAATCCTGGGCGAGACACTGGAAAAAGCAGATGTAGCAAAACCACAGGTTGAGGAAATTCAGAAAACATACAGGAAAACTTTTGAAGAGGCCCCGACCATTGCAGCAGTGATCGATGGAAAAGCGGTCAAGAAAAGTTACGAAAGAGACGGCGTTGAGTCTATGAAAAAAATGTTAAAAGATGCTGCAAAAGAGATTGAGATCTTAAACGGAGGAGAGACGGAACTGTCAGAGAGAATACGGGAAGTTACGGGAGTTTAGGAGGGGTTTACATGCACAGAGACGGAAAAGAACGCCGCCAGATCATTAAGGCAATGGTGCAGCGACAAACAAGAATATCAAAGCATCCGGACCAGGATGCGTTGAAAAGATTCAGAGAAGTGCCGTATCGGTTGCGGTATGGGAAGGAGAAGAAAGATGCTGAATAGAGAAAAATATGCGGAAGAGATTTTAAATATTGCATGTGAAGGAGGCAATATTGCGTTAATTAATGGAAAACTGGAAAAATGCAGGGGAGTCTGCGATAAATGTGATTTTTGCGATAACGACATTAGAAATACTGGTCGTTGCAGAGAAAAAGCAAAAGAGTGGGCGAACAGCCAGTATGTTGATTGGAGCGAAGTTCCAGTCGATACACCGATTTTGGTCAGAGATTCTGAACTTTTTGCGTGGAGCAAAGAACATTTTGCAAAATATGAAGATGAAACGGTTTATACATGGGATTATGGAAAAACGTCATGGAGCACATACGACGGTAAAATGAGTAGCTATAAATATGCTATGTTGCCGGAAAGTGAGGATCAGAATGAAAATAAGCAGGATTAAAAACCAGATATCTGAGGCAGCGACAGAAGCCTGTGGGTATTCTCCACTAACAAAAGTGGTTTCAGAGGAAGAAATCAACAGGATTTTGGAGCAGGAAAGCGGATGGATTCCAGTAAGTGAGAGACTGCCGGAAGAATCTCTTAATAGTGTAATTGGATGGGATACATATCGAAACCGTTGTTGCTTTGTACAATATTTGGGAGGACGGTTTGTCCTCGGTGATGATATTGATAGTGTAAATGTCACAGCCTGGATGCCGCTGCCGGAGCCGTACATGGAAAGCGAGGGATAGCAATGGAATATGGCTATATCAGAGTTTCTTCCAAAGAGCAGAACGAAGCCAGACAACTTGATGCATTGCATAAACAGGGCATAGAGGACAAAAATATCTATATGGATAAACAGTCGGGTAAGGATTTTAACCGCCCGAAATATAAAATCCTTTATCGCAAACTGAAAAAAGGAGATGTACTGTACATAAAAAGTATTGACCGGATGGGAAGAAACTATGATGAAATTATACAGGAATGGCGCCGAATCACACGTTTTCGTGAAGCTGATATTGTGGTGTTGGACATGCCGCTGCTTGACACGAGGCGGGGGAAAGACCTTATGGGTACATTCCTGAGTGACATTGTATTGCAGGTGCTTTCCTTTGTGGCAGAGAATGAGAGAACCAATATCCGGCAGAGGCAGGCAGAGGGAATTGCGGCAGCAAAAGCCAGAGGTGTGAAATTTGGCAGACCATCAATTCCATTGCCGGAGAATTTTGACCAGATGCGTAGGAATTGGAGAGCCAGACACATCACAATAGAGGACGCGGCAAGGGAGTGCGGAATGTGCACAAAGACATTTTATAGTAAGGCGGTAAAAGCAGAAATGGAGGAAAATGATGCAGAATAGATTTTTATCCCGTGGAAAGCGGATTGATAATGGGGAATGGGTGGAAGGATATTTATATGGTATCTGGGAGAGAAGATATATCCTATGGGGAATGACCAATGATATCCCGAACATGGTCGAAGTAGACCCAGAAACCGTCTGCCAGTGCACCGCAATGCCTGATAAGAACAACAAACTGATCTTCGAGAATGACATTGCCATAAAGCATAATGATGATGATAAAGAGCCATATCTGATTAGATGGAGTGAGAATTACGCAGCATGGGAACTGGCACAATGCGGATGTGCTATGTACGGATTTTTCGATGTTGATTTCGGCGAAATAGAGGTAATCGGTAATGCGATTGATAATCCGGAGCTGTTGGAGGTGTAAACATGACGGAGAATGAAGCAATTGAAGAATTAAAATATGATTGTAACGAACTTGGAAAAGCGATTCCGTGTGATACATCATGGGGGAAATCTTTTGAAAATGCTTATGCAATGGCAATAAACGCACTGGAAGAGGTACAGAAATACCGGAAAATCGAAAAAGACTTAAAAGAACGTTATCATGCCAACGTAGATATTCCGCTTTTGATGCACCACTTTATCGAAACGGTGTTTGAAGGGGAGAAGCATGAGGGATTTTGCCTTTTAACAAACGAGGATGCTAAGGTGTGGGAAGAATATAAGGCGATCGGCACACCGGAAGAATGCCGGACGGCGGTGGAGAAGCAGACAGCAAGGAAAGGAATAAGAGAAAAGATAAAGAAAGGATACAATAGAGGAATGCATCACTATTATTGTCCTGTTTGTTACGAGAAGGGAGATTTAAGAAACAAGTATAATGTTGGGTTATATTGCAGTGGCTGTGGTCAGAAATTAGATTGGGGGGATGAAGAATGAACGAAAAATTGAAGCCATGTCCGTTCTGCGGTGGAAACGCAATGTTCTTAACCATTACAAATAAGTCATCACAATCATCTGTTGGGGTAATGTTCAAAATCAAATGTATGAAATGCAGAATAGAATTTCCAAAAAGCTATGAATGTGAGATGTACATGGATCAGGACGGAGGCATCAGAACAGGGAAAGACGAGCGAACGAAAGCAACTACAGATTGGAACAGGAGGGCGAACGATGAGACTGATTGATGCGGATGCGCTGAAGAAAGATTTAAAATCGGTTACTTTAAGCAATGGAACTTTAGTAAATACAAATGCAGTATTGTATTTACTAGAAGAATATCCGACGTCTTATGATGTAGACAAGGTTGTGGAGCAGTTGGAAGAACTTAGAAAAGAATGTGAAGACCCATTGCAGGAGTATGATCCAAATTATTTTATCGATAAGGCAATCGAGATTGTGAAAGGTGGCGGTGTAGAGTGACAAGCATAGAATTATGTAGAATGTGTACCGAGTATTCTGCGGACACAAGATGTGAGCATAAAAAGGATTGCAAATTGCAGAAGATTTTGACAGAAAATAAAGCGTTAAGGGCAGAAAATAAAGAACTTCGAACAAAAGCGTTTAGAAATTCATGGGAGAAATCCCCTGACATGATGGGAAGATGAGGTGGAGTAGATGGCAATTAAACCGATTTTATTTAATACAGAAATGGTTCGGGCAATTCTGGACGGACGGAAGACCTGCACAAGGCGAATTTGCAAAGATGCCAATGAGTGTACTGTGCCGGATATGGAATTTTACAATGCCGACAAGAGAACTTATGCAGTACATAACTTTGCTGATAAGGAGCAGATGGAACAGTTAAGTACGGCGGAGAGAACCTGTCCTATCTGTACGGGCGATATCCTGTATGTTCGTGAAACATGGAAAGAGGCACCGAAAGGATACTATTACTACGAAGATTGGCAGAAAGATGATATTGCCGATGTTACAAAGTGGAAACCATCCATCCACATGCCGAAAGAAGCCGCACGTATCTGGCTTAAGGTTACGAATGTGAGGGTGGAGCGGTTGCAAGAGATCACGGAAGTGCAAGCACAAGCTGAAGGATGCAATAGCGGATTGCTTACCGGGGCGTGTACCGCAAGAGGACAATTTGAAGACTTGTGGAACTCCACCGTCAAGAAATCCGACATTGACCGCTACGGCTGGGATGCTAATTCTTATGTATGGGTTATCGAATTTGAGCGGTGTGAGAAACCGGAAGGAGTGTGAATGATGCGTAAAATCATAGAGAAGAAGATATTGCCGAAGTATTTTGATGCGGTTATCCGCGACAAAAAGAAGTTTGAAATCCGCAAGGACGAGGATGATTTGCAGATAGGCGATGCAGTTATTCTAAAAGAGTGGGATGGCGAAAAGTATACCGGACGCGAGGTCGGCAGGAACATTGTGTATATTTTGCGTGATGTGCCGGAGTACGGCTTAATGCCAGGATATGTGATATTTGGATGGTAAGGAGTGTGAGGTATGGCTAAAGCAGTATTGATTATGGATATGCCGGAATCATGTGATATGTGCGATTTCGTAGATGATTAGCAACCGCCAAGATACGGAGAAAAAACATTGTATTGTGGAATACCGGGAATGGGCGAGGACGTAACAGATTATATAGCATGTAGACCCGAATTTTGTCCCCTACGAGAGTTGCCGGAGAGAAAAGAGGAACTTCCGGTTGAAAAATACGAGTTTGGTGGACTGGGAAAAGCGTTTACATCTGGTTGGAACGTTTGCTTGGATGAGATTTTAAAAACAGATGGGATGAGAAAGGAGTAATGACATGGCAAGATATATTGATTCTGATGTTTTAAAAAAGCATATTTGTCATAGATTTATGAGATTGAACAGTGAATCAAAAATTGGGCTTAAGGAATGCAAAGAGATTTATGCCGTCATTGATGAGGAAAAAGAAATCAAGGTGTTTGACAGAGATGACGGAGCAGAGCCGATTCTTGAGACAAAAACAGGTTTGCATCACGAGTTGCATTCAGACGGTCATGGAGAATTTGTGCAATCCACTTATACTGATTGGATGTGTCCTAATTGCGGTTGGTTCGTGGGTGAATTATACAGTGGGTTTGGCAAATGGCATATTCAGGACGAATTATCTTTCTGCTCAAGGTGTGGTCAAAAGATTGATTGGTCGAAGCCTAAAGAGGAAGAAAAAAGACGGTATGAATCTGAAAAAGAGCGTCAAAGGCAGGAGTGGCTTGATAAAACAGGACACGTACTTGATAACATGAATGAGCGAAGACGGATAAAATACGGAGTAACAGAAAAATAAAGTAAAACAAAGAAAGGAGCCGGAACCTATCCGGATAAAAGGCGCGCCGGGTTCCTTTTGAAGAAAATGAGAACAGTATTGAAATATCCGGGAAGTAAGTGGAATATTGCTCCCCGATTGGTGGAACTGATACCGGAACATCACAGCTATGTAGAGCCGTTCTTCGGCAGCGGGGCCGTGTTATTTAATAAGCCGGTATCTGATATCGAAACGATTAATGATCTGGATCATGACGTTGTGAATATCTTCCGGTGTATACAGGAGGATTCGGATCGTCTGGCCAGAATGGTAATGACTACACCGTTCAGTCGTGAAAAATATGAGGATACATATAAGCTGGATGCATGGGAGTTGATGATGCCGGATGAACCGTATCATAAAGCATTACGATTTTTAATCCAGTGTTGGCAGGGGCACGGGTTCCGTACCAATGGCAGCAAGGTAGGATGGAAAAATGATGTACAGGGCAGAGAAAGAGCTTATGCATTATGGAACTGGTACCGTCTGCCGGAATGGATCATTGACATAGCGGAACGTCTGCGAATGGTACAGATTGAGAATCGACCTGCATTAGAAGTAATCGAGAGATTTAATTACAGCAATGTTTTTATGTACATTGATCCTCCGTATGTTTTGGGTACCAGAACCGGGAAACAGTATAAACATGAGATGTCAGATTCTGACCACGAAGAACTGTTAAAACTTTTGTTGCAAAGTAAAGCCAAGATTATGCTGTCTGGCTATGAATCAGAAATGTATAACGACTATCTGAACGGATGGGAGAAAAAACAGTTTTCAAGCTGTGCGGAGCACGGAAAGCCGCGGATGGAAACGGTGTGGATGAACTATGAGCCGGATCCGCAGATGAAACTTAATTTTTCGGAGGTGCTGTCATGATACAGACAGCAGAAGATAAAGTGAAAGAGTACCGCCAGTGCATCCGCAGAGAAATAGAACACTGGAAAGTTATCAATCAGAACGGGTGTAATGATCCGTTCTGGTCGGATGGCTGCAACATGAATCTGGTGCGAAATCACATTATTTATTATCAGTCAAAGATCCACGAGGCCTGCACAGAAAATCAGTTGTCATTACCAGAGGAATGTTATTTATCCCTACCGCCGGAAGTGGACAATAATTATATGGCAAATTTTAAGCAGAAACCGCGGGTGGAGAGATTGCGTCAGATGGGAAGAATCACAACCGGACGTGTTTACCAGTACGACGAGAACCAGATGAGTTTATTTTAGAACCAGATAACAAAACCAAGAAGAGAGGAATGGTCATCTCATGAAAAATATAATAATGGATTTCGGTCTCTATTATGAAATTGCCAAAAAGAAAATCAAATTAAAACTATGGTCAGCCGAGTACTCAAAAGGATATTTATATTTTTTCCTGAACAATGTCGCAGATGTGACGGAAGAACAGTATAACGAGTACTCAAAGATGATCGATGAACTTTGAGAAAGAGAGGGGAAACAATGTGTAATTGCATGGATGAGGTATTGGAAAAAATGTGTGGGATGGAAAACATCGAACAGGTATTACCACCTATCGAGGTTATATCCGAAAGAGCGTACTTAGAATTTACAGTAAAAGAAAAAGGTAAGAAGAGAGAGCGGAAGCTGCCGGTATTACTGTCACGGTGCCCGTTCTGTGGCGAGCCGTATGATGAGAAAAAGAAATCTTGATGGAGGTAGATCATGAAAAGGAAACTTATAACAGCCATCATAGCTGTAGCACTCCTGATTGCCGGATGCAGTGATACAGCAAATGTCAGCGAGGGACAGGATAGGATGATGGAAAAGGTAGAAGATGAATGGGGATATGCCATTTATGTAGACAAAGACACCAATGTTATGTACATAAAAGGACCCGGAGACGGAGGAACTTTTACCGTTATGCTCAATGCTGATGGTACACCGAAGATCTGGCAGGGAGAAGAATAAAATATTGGAGGATAGTGGCTTATGAAGTTTTCAAAACTGACTAAGCCAGAGCTTGAAACAATTATTGAAAACGCCAATTTCACGGAGCAGGAAGAAGAAATATTTTATCTTCTTGCCCGTGGACTTATTTCAAAAGAAATAGCCATGAGACTATGCGTATCAACAAGAACAGTGGAAAGAAGAATTTTTGATATTAAACAGAAAGTAAAAAAGTTAGAAGGTGAGTTAAACGGGAAATCTTTCAAATAGTGAGTTGTTGAATATTGCCATCGAAAATGGTATTATCAACATAGACACCATTCAGAAAAAAATTGAAATGAACGAAAGGAAAAAATTTATTGAAAAACACACTTACAGCATTTGGCAAGGAAAAGATGGAAAGTTTTACACATATTTGCCAGATGAAGATAATAAGAGAGGAAAGAGACTTGTAAAGAGAACATCTGAAAAAGCAATTGAAGATGAAATAGTAAAGTTCTATAAAGCTAAGGAGGATGAACCTACAGTTATTCAGGTATATTCTAATTGGATTTCTGAAAAACTTGAATATGGTGAAATAACAAGACAGACAAAGGACAAGTACGAGACAAATTTTAAAAGATTTTTTGAAAATAAGTATTTGCCGATTGCAAATAGAAAAATCCGGTACATTGATGAAGAAATATTGGAATCATTCATAAAAACAGCTATTTCAAAACTGGAACTTACGCAAAAAGCTTATTCTGATATGCGGATATTGATTAACGGAATTTTCAAATATGCAAAGAAAAAACATTATACCAGCCTGAGCATAACCAGTTTTATGGGTGATTTGGAAATTTCGGAAAAGTCATTTAAAAAGAACCATAAGTCAGACTGCGAATTGGTATTTTCTAAGGATGAGGAACTTTTAATTGAACGATTTGTAATGGAAGATGAGCCTACATTGATAGAACTTGGCATTATTTTGGCATTTAAAACAGGATTGAGAGTTGGGGAAATATCTACCCTCTCATGGTCTGATGTCGGAGAAAATAAGATACATATATCAAAGACAGAAATAAGATATAGAGATGATAATGGCAAATATGTATTTGATGTTCAAAATTTTCCTAAAAGTGATGCCGGGTTTAGAGATGTTATAATTACCGCAGATACCAAAGAACTTATGAGAAAAATAAAAATGCTCAATCCATTTGGGCAATATATTTTTATGAAAAACGGTAAACGAATAAAAGGTCAGGCATTTACAAGGCGGCTATATGTGATATGTGATAGAATAGGAATTGGTGAACGTTCAATTCACAAGGCAAGAAAGACATATGCAACAAAGTTGATAGATGGAAATGTTCCAGAATCGGTAATAAAAACACAAATGGGGCATACAGATATCAGAACAACTCTCGATCATTACTATTTTAATAACAAGACAGAGAGTGAAATGCAGGAATATATTGCAAAAGCATTATCAATGTAAAAGGTAACACGAGGTAACACCTTTGGAGATAAAGAAATTCAGTATTTATGCGGGTTTGAGAGAATTGATACCGAGTTCGAATCTCCCTTCCGCTACTTCAAGACCTCAGAGATTCTGAGGTCTTTTGTTGTATACCGGCAAAATTTTTTATATAATAAGTTTATGATACGAATCCTATACAGGCAGAATTCAATTTTACTTTTAAAGATGCAGGAGAGGAGAACTATGAAACAAAAATATAAGAAGCTGGCATTTTTCATATTATTACTAAGTATGCTTACCGGCTGTATGTTATTGAGTGGCTGTACGGAAAATACAGAAAATGGATCACAGAGCAGCTATATTGTAGATTCGGATGAGCTGCAGGATACAGAAAATCAGATGGAATTCGTACCGGGTTCTATGAAAGGTTCAAAACAGGAGGAAACGTCGGAAAACGAAGAACAGGGTCAGACAGAGCAAAGTCGTCAGACTGTCGCGGAAGAAAATGATGCGGAGCAGGCAAAGACGGCAGGTAATCTGGAAGTACATTTTATAGATGTGGGACAGGGGGATGCGACTCTGATCAAATGTGATGGTCATTCTATGCTGATCGATGCGGGAAATAATGATAAAGGTACACTTGTACAGAATTATCTGCAGCATCAGGGAGTGGAGACACTTGACTATGTGATCGGCACGCACCCGGATGCAGACCACATCGGAGGAATGGATGTCGTTCTTTATAAATTTGACTGTAAGACGATCATCATGCCGGATGTTGCAAATAACACGCGCACTTATGATGATGTTGTGCAGACGATGAAAAATAAGGGATATAAGACCACTTATCCGGTTGTTGGGGAAACATATACGATCGGTGGAGCAGCATTTACGATCATTACTCCAAACAAAGAGTATGGAAATGATATGAATTCCTGGTCGGTCGGCGTCCTCTTACAGAATGGAAACCACCGGTTTTTGTTTACCGGGGATGCGGAAGAGGGAGCAGAACAGGATATCCTGCAGAATGGCATCGATATCTCGGCGGATGTCTATAAGGTTGCACACCATGGAAGCAATACGGCAACATCCCAGGCATTTCTTGATGCAGTACATCCGACGTATGCGGTAATCAGTGCTGGGGAAGGCAATTCTTATGGACATCCGCATGCGGAAGTATTAAATAGACTCCGTGCAGCCGGAGTATCTGTTTTCCGCACGGATGAGCAGGGAACGATCGTTGCCTCGTCAGATGGGACAACACTTACCTGGAATATGTCTCCATCAGAGAGCTGGCAGGCAGGGGAAGCAAAAAAGAGCCAGAACACAGAAAAAAGTGAAAAAGCAGCTGACAGCCAGAATAATGCAGAAACAGATGCAGCCGTAAGTAATCCGACAGACCAGACGGATGGAAATTCGGATGTGATCGTTCACATCACGAAAACGGGAGAAAAATATCACTCTGCCGGATGTCAGTATTTAAGAAAAAGTGATATTGAAGTGACATTATCAGAGGCAAAAGCAAGAGGACTTACACCGTGTTCAAAGTGTAATCCACCACAGTAAAAATATTAATAGAAGGGAAAAGAAAAATATGCGCGTAGGAATGGGATATGATGTTCATAAATTAGTGGAGGGCAGGGACCTGATCATTGGAGGGGTAAAGATCCCACATACATTAGGACTTTTGGGACACTCGGATGCAGATGTACTGCTTCATGCCATTATGG